CCCCTTGTAGTAAGAACCTACTATTCAGAAGTTGTACCCGTTTCCATAGGTAAACAACTCTACTTAGCTTAGGTCCACGTGTTTTACGCCCCGCCGGGCAGACTTATCCAAATATGCTCTCACATAACTCATCATATGAGGGTAGAGGATAATCTGAGCTCTTCCCACCAAAATTGGTTAACATTAAATCCTTAAGGAATGCATAGCATCTCCCATACTGATCACGGCCATCACAGTGAAAGAAGAGCTCCCTAATAGTACCCATACAGGTACCGTGAATCTGGTGGGACATTGGAACATCCTGTGAAGGTAAAACCCACTGAAGAGTCTTGTAAATAGAATTCATATCAAGCGCAGCGACCACATTCCCTGTCGCGTGAGTCCTAAAAGTCCGCTTCAAAAAACTACAGGATGAAGGAAACAAGTATTTTTGAAAATCGCTATCTTTATTGGCAGTAGTATACTCCACACCATAATGCTCTTTACAGAACTGAGCATAATAGAGATTATCAAAAACACATTGAGAGAGCAACCTAACCTTAGCCAAAAGATCATCTCCATAAATCAAGGGTAAAACCACCTTGAAAAAATCAAGAGCCTTATTAGCATCATGCATATAAAAAGCATACATAAGCATAATCAAACCTCGAAGAGAATTATCTTCAGCTGTAGCATATTTACCAGAAGGTTGTAATCCCAACTTCGCAAAAACATCTTGGCACATCTTCACAAAAGGATAAGAAGAATCTGATAACAAACCCTGAACCATCTTCAAAGCATGTTCAGTATAACCAAATTCTTTCAAAACATTGTAAATGACGGTAGAGGCAGCTCGACCAATGAACAAAGGCATTGAAACATCAAAGCCACCATAATCGCCTTCCATAACATTACATTCCTCCTGCTCCATTTCCTCATCCTCTTCAAAAGCGCTACGGATCTTACTATACAAAGATCCTGCACTTCGATGAGTATCAACGCCAATGGCAACCCCAAAAACTTCGGGAAATTCAACCATTAGTGTATAAAAAGGACTCAAATATTCCCGCGCCAATATCAAGTTTGTCAAAGGAGACATATAAAACAATCTAGTCTTTCCTTTAATACACTTAGAGTATTCGCGAGGTTCATCTTTCAATTGACTTTCAAACATAAAA